GAATCATATGAAGCAACATATCCATATGCTGAACCACCAGTTACTGATTGACTAATTTTATCGCCAACACTAACTGTACCAGAAACTGTTGAGAACTTTAATGAATACAGCGAAGAAAATTGATTCTCTGTAAATACGGAAGTTGATCCAATTGATGTTGGATTTTTTACAATACCAATTTGTGAAAACTTAGTATCTGTTGGAAAATCTTTAGTAGAATCATCAAATCTGGCGTAAATTAAAACTTTATCTGTTCCCAGTTCTTTATATAAATCATACCCATGTCCTTTTGATGGTGGAATCATTGGGATCAACTTAGCAAAATTACCAGTAGCATTTGCATTAATTGATCCTAAATCAACCATTCCATAGGTATAATTTTTTCCACCAGATGAAACAACCGCATTTGTTACTTTACCACTTATAACGTCTACAACAACCTTTGCTCCACTTCCATCACCAACAATACTAACTTCTTGCCCAAGACCACCAGAATATCCAGATCCTTGATTTTGAATATAAACTTTTTTAATCTGATTATTATTTACAGTTGAATCCCCATTTTCTCTTACTGCTTGTATCTGAGAATCGGTAGATGTTGACCAGTTATTTGGTACTGAAATATATTCAGTAGAATCAAATTTGATAATGTCGCTAGGAGAAACTGTAAAAAGATATTTCCAAATATATCCATCCCCACTCTCGCCTGCTCTAGATGGTTCTAAATCTGTAAAAAGTGGTTCATCCTGTGAAGCATTTCCTGTGGTGCTAATTCCTGATGATCCATTATCAATACAAATATAAACATTATAATTACTATTCATAACATAGTAATTAGCATCATACAATCTAGAAGACTGAGTTATTGGAGAAGGAGAAGTTACGCTATAATCATGACGATACATTTCATATCGTGTCCCTTGTGTCCAATCAATTCTTCTGATTAGTCTTCTTACATTTAGAGACGTGATCTTTTTACCAAAGATCATTGTGTCAGAAACATGACTGATATTGTTAAAATTGTCAACAGGATTTGGAGTATTTGTATTCCAATCAGTAGTTCTTCCAAATCCAACTTGAGTAGGATTGGACAAACCCAAAAATACATAATAAGAATTTGATGAGTTGTCAATACTCTCTACAAAATTATTTGCATTTAAAATTCTAAATTGATCTGTTACAATAGCAGACATATTATTAGCTTTTTCCTATATTTATACTACCCAAGATCCTTTCTTAGAGCACCACTATCTCTTAGTCCATAATCTCTTCTCTGAATTGATGGGAATGTAGATAGTCCAGCATCAATTGTAAATCCAGTTACTCCAAGAGATATTGGATTATTTGATCTAGTAAATCCAGATAATCTTCCCCATGAGAATCTACCTAGTGGTTGACTGGTTGATCCGGTAGTATTGATTCCAATAATATTAGATGCTGAATGAACATTTGCGATTATTTGAGAATTGGATCCACTAGATGTAATAGAGTGAACATAGTAAATGTTGTCCAAGAACGTTGTTCCAATTCCAACAACAGCGGAATTATTTCCATCTATAGAGGTAACTCCAGATCCAACAGAAGTATTGAAGATATAAATTGGATAACCAGTGGAAAGACCAACAAAGGATGTGGCATTAAGATTAAACTTAAGTGCTAATGGATTTCCAGAAATTCCTGAAGTTGTACTAATTCCTGTAATAATCCCAGAAAATCCTTCTACTGTAGTGATAGTATTAATATCTTCTTTTGAGAATGTTGGTAGTGGGGCAAGAACCTGAGGTGGATTAGTTTGAGAATAACCAAATCCTTGATTAGTAATTGTAGTTGAAGTTACTTGACCATTTGTTATAGTAGCAGTAGCTTTTGCTGTAGTACCAACACCAACACCAATTGCTGATGGTGCAGAAATTGAAACTGTAATTGCCGAACCAACATAACCACTTCCAGCACTAACAATACTTAAAGATTGAATAGTTCCACCTGCTGAAACTATAGCAGTTAGACCAGCGGCAACTGGAGATGCTCCAGTAACAATCAATCCACCAACACTAGAAATAACAAGAGCAGAATTATTTTCCTCATAATTGAAGAACTGTGCGTCATCAACAAACAATTCTGTAGCACTTGATGTAAAATTCTTGATTATTCTGGCAGTTGGATAAACTAAAGACTCAATTGAATCTCTAGATTTGTAAACATAATCTCCATTAATATATCTGTCAACTTTTTGTTTAGTCCAACTTAGAGGTTTAAAGTTGGTTTGATCAATACCCTGATCAACATAGAGATTTGTTTCAATTTTATCGGATGATGATATGTTATAAATTGTTCTTGAATTTTGGTCAATAGTTTGTGGATAATTATTATTTTTGAATACTTGGACAGCATCTCCAACCTTAATAGTCTCATTAATAGAAACAGAAACACTATCAGTTCCTGTGGTTCCTTTGTAGAAGAAGATTGAAATATTATCCTCTGGTTCAGGCGCAGTCATAAACGAGAATGATGTTCCACCTTCAAATGTATAAGACTCTCCTGGAGTTTGTAGTACACCATTTACGAATATTAGTAGTAAAGAGTTCAGGTCTATCAGAGAAGAATCTGGATCATTGCTATTAACCTCAAAACTTAAAAGTTGTCCATTGTAATTTAATGGGAATCTTACACGATTTCCATCTTGTAAACTTGAAATAGAGTCAATATAATCAAATTCACCAAACTCCCAAGATGATAATCTATCTGTATATACATCCAATACCGTTAATTTGAAATCACTAATTGGGGATGCTAGTCTTCTATCAGTAACTAATCCAACAGGAGTAAACACATCCCCAACCTTAAATCCATATCCAGATCTAGCAATCTTGAATGAGGTTACTTCAAATAACGTTGATCCTATACCAGTGGTAGAACTTGCACCAACATCAACAGAAACCAGTAATCCAGATCCACAATCCGTTGTTGCTCCAGTTCCAAGTCTTGAAACTCCTCTGATTTCAAGATTTTCATAAGAAGGTTGAGGAACTTGGATTGTTGGGTTTGTGTAACCAGTTCCAGCATTTACAATGGTGAATGCTAATGTTCCACCCAAACCAACCGTTGCTCTAATAGAAGCAGCGGTTCCAGTATGTCCACTCTGAGTAATTCCAATAGAAACCGTTCCACGATATCCAGATCCAGAAATATCAGTCGTTCCTAGACCAACAGATACAATTGTACCTCCAGCACCTACAACGGCAGTTACAGACGCCCCTACAAGAGGAGCAATACCAAGACCACCACTTGACCCGAGAGAGACAATTACACCACCACGAGGTAATTGATTCTGGTTTACATCAAACTGATTCTTTACAATTGATCCATTAGAAGAAGTAATTCCAGTGAAAACAAAACTAGATACTCCAACATTTTCAATAAATGAATAGTTGTTACCTGTATTATTTACTGTTGATGGTTTTTGGAAAATTCCATTTATTAGTAAAATTCCACTTCCAGTTTGAATTCCTGTAGTATTGATTCCTTGAACGGTAGCAGTGTACGTTTGCCCAATTCCAGTGAATCTATCAGAAATATCATCAAATATTCTGTTTTTTGTATAATCTTTTCTTAGATAAACTCTACCATCAAAAGATGATCTATTGTACTCTAGGTTGGAAGAATCTCTTAGAATTGTATTTTTTCCTTTTGGAGCATCTGTAAAGTAGATTTTACTTCCTACAATATTGAATGATCCTGAGTAGAGTCTAACTTCAGTACCATCGGTATGAGAAGTTGCTGATGTACCAACAAATGCTCTAGTAACCTCTAATAGATTTACACTACCAGATCCACTAATTGGTCCAACCGATGTTGTTCCGATACCAACAGAAACAATCTTCATATATTCATCATCTATTTTAACAATATTATTTGGTCTTATTGAAGTTATTCCCGTAACACCAAAAATTGTGGAAGAGTTAGATATTTGACCACCATTATTGAATAAATTAGTCTTAATTGGAGTATATGCTAATGGAGATTGAATAATTCCATCAATATCAATCAGAGACTTTTCATTCTTTTTATACATCTCAAGTTCATGGGCGTTACCAGAACCTAGAGAAGTAAATGTTACATAAATTCCACTAGAAGCAAAATTTGGTCTGGTTGAAATCCTAAACTTGTCTTTATTAATTCTTATCGCATAAACATCTGATGGTAAGATATTGGTTACAATCCCAACAGAATTTAATGTAGATCCAATTCCAACCGCAGAAGCAGCAACACCAACAAATGTTGAATTAGGTGTATAGATTAATTTTTCTCCAGTATTGAAGAAGTGATCTTGAATTGTAAAAATACCTGTTGCTGGATCTAAAACAGAAGAATCTGATGGGTTGAACTTTTTCTCAAAAATAGGAATACCATTGTAATTGAGTGAGAAACTAGTTTTGTTTGCTCTTGTTCCGTTGATAGCATCATACTGTAATAGTGATAGAGATTCTGTAACAGAACCGTAAGATAGATCTGGGGCAATATTTAAAGAATCACTTTCAGTATAAATCACTTCACTAAAACTTTGAACTTGAATATTTCCAGAAACTGAAGCATCTGGGTGGAAAATAAGATTAAAGTTAGATCCTTTATACTCTGTTGAGAACGTTCCAATTCCCGATGTGCTTCCAATAGATACAAATGGATATTGAACATTATAAGTATTTTGCCCATTGTGCATCATCAAAACTTGATGAATAGCACTTGTTGAACCATAAGAAACCCTTATCAGGTTTTTGGAGGTTGTTACTTCAGAAGTACTAAACCCTACAATTGTTGATGCTGAAGATACATTAGAATAATTGGACTGTAATTTTATAGATCTTTCAGTTCCATCTATTTGTCCAGTCTGCTTAAATCTATAAGTGCCAATTCCTGCAGCAGTTGTACCAAATCCAACAATCTTAGATCTAACTAAAATTTCATTAGAAGTATTATTTTCATATTTTAGATATAAAACACCCGAATCTATATTTGATGTAAACGTTCCAATAAAATTAGATGAGAAGTATGGGGAAGATCCACTATCAACATAATATTCTGAGAAATATGAATTTGTTCCATCATGTGTAACGTATAATTCTACAAAATTCTTTTCACTTGTGGAATTATTGGTAACTTCTACAGTCGCATAGTATGAATTAATATTTGAAATACTATCAGAAATAATTTCAGATGTTTGTCCAGCACTTACGATCCTGTTTACTCCACTTAGATCTACAAATCCAATTGATTGAGTAGAAATTCCTGCCAAATCACTATTAAATGTATTTTTGAAAATTTTAATATCATAATCACTAGTATAAGCATCAGTAGGAGTGAATCTTAAACTAGAATTTCCAAAGTCATCACTATTAGCGGATATTTCAACCAATTCTTCAGAACTATTGAATAAATTTGATTTTTCAAAAGTAAAAGTATCAGTAGAATCATTATAAAATGCTAATTCAGTAACTTGAACATCACGATTATTTGGATTTTTAATTTGAACTAAAAATCTTGAATAATCTTCACTAATCGGTAGATCAACATATTGATTTAATGCTGATAAAGAATTTGAAAACTGTGAACTTATATCATCAATATTTAAAACTCTGTTTGTTCTACACTCGACATAATCTGCTAGTTTTTTATTCTTTAATTTTAAGAATTTTGATTTATTATCAACAACATCAACATCTAAAGTTAAATCATAGTTATTAATTGTATCTACTCTCTTTTCTTCTAAAATATCAAAAATACTTATACTATCAATTGTTGATGATCCGGCAGAAACATTGGAAGTAGATAATACCTCAGTATCGGCAAAATTCTTAAGACCACTGGTATGTAACAAGCGGTTCACTGGATTAATTAAAGTTTCAAATTCAATTGGACTCTTTACCGTATATGACAATGATTGATAATAGTCATTATCTGGAAGAACTTGGTAATCTTCATCTAATTTTCCAATATTGTCTGACCAACCATAATCTTGTCTTAGTGAATAGTTGACGTTAAATCTTCCATAGTTGTCAACTATGTCATTAATTGTAGCAATAGACCCACTTACAGAACCCTTGATAGTTTCATTGAAGTGTAATTTATAAGTACCATAAACTTTAATGTAATCACTTCCACTTTCAGTTACGGAAAGATCTACGCTTACAAATTGACCATTTGAGAGTACGAGTAAGTTTTCTCCTACTTGGAAGAGAGAAGACTCCTGTGTAACTCTGAATCTTGGATAATCTGAATATTTAACTATAGAAGCATATGAATTTTGCGATGTCTTAGCAATGCCTGGATTTGTACTCAATCCAGACAAATTAAACTCAACTTCTGCTGGGTTTGTATTTCTATAATCAGTTACAGTAAAGAATTGATAATCATAATTTGCCGAATTAAATCCATCACCAGAAGTGTTATACTTTTGAATACCTTCAACAAAAATTTTCTCACCAACATTAAACGCTGATGTACTAAATCCAGAAATAGGTGTGACTAAAACGCAAGTTACAATTCCACTTGAAGATGAATATACAGTTCTAACTGTAACTCCATTACTGTTGTTGATAGCAACAATAGACTGTTCAGTTGCACCAAGTCCTTTTGGGGATTCAATGATGTTAACATCCGTAATTGATGTTCCATTTAGAGTTGCTTGTAATATTCCTGTGGTTACTTGATCTCCAGTCTCTGGATTGACAATGATAAGATCTGGAGCGGATGTATAATTTCTACCACCATAAGAAACTTCAACATTAGTGATTGTGTCCGAATTAATTAAAGACACTACAGGAGATACAAATGCTTCTGGTCTTAGAGTCTTGTCAGATGAATATTCAAATCCAGGATCTATAATTCTAACACTATCAATTCTGTTAATATTTCTAGATTGTGGTAAAATTTTAGCGTTAAGACCTTGAGTGGAAGCAATACTTACAAAAGTTGGAAGTTTCTTATATCCAAACCCACCAAATGTAATTTGGAATTTATCAACTCCACCTCTAGCGGTGGTTGAATTTGTCGAATATTCTAATACATCAGTATTGGAGGGAGTGTATGATAAAGACTCTGGTATTTCTTTTAATGAAAGATTAAATGATGTTGTGCCAACACCAAATACTTGATAAGTTCCATTATACTTACTATCAACATAAGTAATTTTGGAATAATTTGATACATCAGTATCAGATGTACTAATAAATCCAGATCTCTCAATGTTATAGAACAAGTTAGATGGATTATCTAAAGAATAATTTAAGGTCAGAGAAGCATTTGTAGAAACACCTATTGTTCCCACACCACTAATGATAAATGAATCTGTACTTCCTGTAGAAACAAATTCATTCTTAAACTCTGAGTCGTAGAATAATTTAAACTTACTACCTGCCAGTGAAGGATCTGTGAGATCAAAAACTAAATTATTATTTTTTGTTACAAATAGTTCTGGATTAATCAATGATAATTGGTGATTGGATCCACCTGTTGAACCTAAACTTACAACTGTTGGTGGATAGTTTATCGCATCATAATAAGTTTGAGTTAACTGAATATTGTTGTCATCTATTCTATAGACGAAATATTCACCAGTACCCAAACCACTGGAGATTAAGTTTGAATCATAAAATACTTTATCACCAGTTTTTAATCTATGTGAGTTGATTGTAATTTTATTATTGGTTAAATCAACAGATGATGAAGAAAATCCTACAGGATTAATCAGAATTTTATTTCTAGAAGAACTATACTTGACTATTACTGATGCTGACGTTCCAACACCAACAGACCCATTTGGATTTACGCTTAATCTAATTGAATCACCATTTACTAAAGAATGTGCAGTTGAAACAGAAACTCTAGTATTAATCTTTTGAAGAGTTCCAGTTACTTGAGTATCATTTGAATCAAGTAAGTAATCAAACTCATTAGATCCATTATTTACAAAGAATAGACCATTTGTACTAGTAGTAAGTCCAACTTGAGTTACAATTCCAATATAATCTCTTGATTTATTGATTATGTAAACTGTTTGACTATTTCCACTACTTGGTAGATTAAATTTTACCCCACCAGAAGAATTAGATACTGTTAGAGCAAGTCCAACTGATGGTTTGGTAAATGTAACCGCTTGATTTGTTCTAAATGGATGATTAGGTAAATATATGCTTTGTGATGGTATTGAAACCACCTCAAGTAACTCACCCTTAGTATAATTTACAGAAGTTCCAATTCCAACAACTGTACCAACACCAACTGTTTCTTTTGGATTGAAATAGTATCTGTCATCTACTTTAGATTCAAAATAATCAGATTTTACTGGTAGTGTTAAGTAACTTGGAATTAAATCCACATACGTTGATGCGGTATGAGCAGATCCAGATACTCCTCTCTTAACTCTTAAGATATTTTTATCAGTAAACTTGTTAAGAACAAAGAGTCTTTCAGTTCCTATTCCAATGCTACTGCCAATAGAAATAGAACTTGGAATGTTGGATAAGTAAATATCAGTTACAACACCAGCAGTGGCATTAGAAGATATTTCTTTATAAACTACTGTTCTGACAGTATTGACGCCGATAATATGAGAACCTGTTAAAGATTTTATTGATGTTGAAAGTCCAGATATTACAACCCCATCACCACTTAGTAAAGAGTGTGATGTTGAGATATAGGCAGAAACTTGATTTGGATTATCCCAAATAAAGATTACATTATTATATCCCTCAACAGTTGTTTGAATGCTAGTAATATCTTTGCCAGTCAAACTGCTAACATAAGCACTTAAACCGCCACCATTTGTTCCTGTATTATCAAACTCAACAGAATCACCTATTTTATAATTACTACCAGATTCAACAATTTGGAATGATTCAACAGATCCCTTAGTTACAGAATCAACAATTGCTGTTTGATCAACATATTCATTTGATTCAATAATAAAATCATTATCGGCATATGTATCCGATACTTTATATGGGAAAGTATTTCTGATTAGATTTGAACTGTTAAAATCAAATGTACTCTGATCAATGATAAAATTCTCATTTATTGGATTTGATCTGTAAGTATTTCCTATGAAATAAGGATACTTAGGATCTAAAGTACCAGTTGATGTATTTGTGCTTATTCCAGCAAAATACGCATAGACTCCATCTGGATATTCTGGTGTTTTACAATATCTACCATTATTTTCATCAAGATCACCAGAATCTGTGAATGAATAATCCTCAACAAAAAATCCTACAGCAAAAGCAGAAGGTCTATCAACTACATTAGATGAACTAGAGGAATAACCAGTTTGTAGTAGTCTTATACCAGAATTTTCATCAGATGGATTACTATATCCATATGGCCCATAAATTGGATTACCATCATATGCCCATCCAATAATTGGTGAATGATCTAATCCACTATCACCAAAATAATTTTTACCGATATTTGTAGAATATCCGACAAAAGAATATTCTAGTTGATCATTATATTGAACTAATTTTTCAAATCCATATCTGGCAAAATTATTAATTGATAATCCTCTAATTTTTGGTTCAATGATTGCTCCAGATCCAGGTGCTGTTACCTTAATTGTAGTTTTGTCTGATGTGTAATTGACCCCAGAATTAAGAACGATAACTTGTGAAATATACCCATTTTGTACAATTGCTCTTAACTTTGCACCAATACCATCACCTTGTACTTCTAAATCTGGAGCAGCGTTATATTCAGATCCCCTACTTTGAATTTCAACAGAAACAATTCTGCCATTATTGATGATTGGTTTTAATTGACCATTCTTACCATTTTTAATGGTTACAGTTGGTTTCTTTTGAAGATTTAAGATATCGGATCCATATCCAGATCCACCCTCATAAACATAAGCATCAATGATTGATCCACGTACAATTGGTGTTGCTGTTATGACTCCAGAGGTTCCAGAATACTCAACATTAATATTAACTTGAATTGGAGGATATTCAAAATTATGATATCCAGATCCAATAGATGCTAACTTAATATAATTTTTACGAGTATAATTGGAAGTTATAGTTCCACCAACTCCAGCATTTGCCAGTCTAAATGCGTTATCATTTAATTTAATGACGTAATATTGATTTGCTGTAGAAAGACCTGATATTGTTGTTCCTGTGCTAGAATATACAACTTTTTCACCATCACCAAATCCATGATTAGTGAAATTAATAGATGAATCTATTGTAGATATTCCTACAGGTTTTACAATTAGTTTTCTATTTCCATATCCACTTCCTGGATTGATTACCTTAACCGATTGTAAAGTATTTTTATCATCATAAATTCTAAATTTATGAACACCGACATTACTTGCTGTTGTAAATCCTACTGTATTAATTCCAACATAATAATCTGAGAAAGTCTGATGTAATTTTATAGTTGTTGGATTTACAACTTTTGCATAATATACTGACCCACTTTGTAGAGTTTTATTTTGATCAGTGTTCAATCCAGCAAATGTGCCAATACTTACTGGATTATTTCCATTTTTGTTGTATACAATTGCCTGACCATTTGATAAATTATGATTATTAATAAATGTTATGGTTTCATTGGTAACATCTATTCCACCAGACTCTGTATTGAG